ACAAGCCAAGAAGAACCTAGAAGATATGCAGGTATATATAAATAAGCTAAGACATAACCTAGAGGACTTAGAGACAGACAAGTTCAAAGACTTAAAGAAAGCACAATCAGAAGGTGCTATTATTGAATACGATGATGGAATAAATGGATGGGCTAAATCAAAAACACCATATTGGAATAAGAACTATAAATACCATATCAAAGACAACATCAGCATTTCTAGTTGGAACGCTCACAAAGACTTAATAAAGCAATACTGGAATGGAGCTGAGATGGAATATCATTCAACAATAGATGGATGGAAATTAGCTGAACCTACTTGGCATACATTAGCTAACTATAGAGTCAAAGCTAAAGAAATGACACTTGCTGAGATAAGTAGAGAGTTAGGGTATGACGTTAAAATAGTGAAGGAAAGATAATGACTAGAGAAGAGGCAAAAGCAGAAATAGTAGATAACACAAATAAATGGCATTACTATTTAGATGATAAAAAAATGTTAAGAAAAATAGATGACATTTATGATGATTTTGAATCAAGAATATGTGAGAATTGTAAGCATTTAGGACACACTATAGCTGCTAGAGAATATAGAAAGCCTCAATGTATGAGATATGTAATTCCTAACTGCCCACATCAATTCACAAACCTAGACTTTGGGTGTAATAAATTTGAGAGGAAAGATGATGAATAACCTACTACACAAAATAGGATGGAAAGTACACCAGAGATGGGACACTACAGAGATAATGATAGATGTATCAACAGTGGTAATTATATCACTGACAGCATTGTTCTTCTATTTAATTTTAGGACAAGGAGATTAGATGAAAACAACACAGAATTTGTATAGATGTGATGCAAAAGAATGGGCCAACATGAGTTACAAAGAAGCCTTGGAATTTAGGATACACTTGGCTGAGTTAGCAATGCTACACTACAAGAGCACTGCTGATGCCATAAAGGAGAAGTTACACTCAGTGGAATACTACGAGTTGGTTGCAAAGTTTAGAGACTCTGAGAAGGCTGTAGAGTGGAACAAAATAATGCTGGGAGAAATAACATGATAGTAAAAGTAGCAATGCTTATAGAGGAACAGTCTATACTTATTGATTTAGGTGAAGATAAATTTGAAATAAAAGATACGGTCAATGACTGGTTGGTGGTAAATAGTAGTGAGGTCATAGTTGGTGTGTTTAATAAGTTTAGCACAGTGTACATAATCCTTATAGAAGAAAAGATTGAGGAGAAATAACATGAATATGAAACATCCATTAATAGATACTAAAAACTCAAGTCACTACGATGCAGAAGAAAAAACCGCTATAGAAGTATTAGAAGATGAAATGACTATATGTGAAATGAGAGGCTTCTGTCACGGCAATATTAGTAAGTACAGATACAGGCTTAATCACAAAGGACAGAGTGCTACAGACATAGAGAAGATAGTCCACTATGACAATTACCTGAAGGAACTTACTCACTTGAAATTCATGGACGGTATCAATGACAGCATGATAGTCGGTAGAGCATGGAGACTGGCTAAGATTAAGTGGGACTATAGGTAGCATTAAGTACAATACTATAAAGGAGATACAATGACAAGATTTCATTTATGGTATAGGAAAGTTCCAACAACATCCACAATGATAGAAGTTACAAAGAATTATTTTGCAGATGGTGATGACTTTATCAATGCAGATAATGGTTGGATAAAAACAGATATGTATATAGAGGTAGAAGATGAGTAAACGAAAACAACCTAAGGAAAAAGAGAAACATGTAACCCTGTTAGAGCATGACCATGATAGGTTAAGAGCATTAGCTGAGCTGACTAAACGAAGTATGAGAAATACTGTAGTGATGTTGGTAGATGAAGCATTAAAGAAAGTAGGGAAGTAAATGAAAGTAACATTAGATAGAAAAGATATAGAAGACGCAATTAAGATGTATGTCAGAGATAGATTCTACGGTATGGAGCATGAGGGAATGACAGTTGTTCAGGGTAAGGTAGCAATAGCAGTGGTTACACTGAAAGATAACAAGCCTGTTGAGTACACTGAAGATGATACAGACGATAACTGTATGGCGTTGCATGATGATTAAGACAGTAGAGACAGAAGTTGCTGGAGCAAAGACCACAGATGTTATCAGTGTTGTACTTGCCGGTGATAGTGAAGACAATGTTAAGGCTGAGAATGATGGACAGTCGATAGAGAATGGAGACTTACTAAGATTAAGCAAAGATGATGTTGAGGTAGAAGATGAGTAAGACAGTAGAAGCAGAAGTAGTTGAACCAAAAACTATAGGTGCCATCAGTGTTGTATTTACAGATGATGGAGAAGTTGAATTCGACATCAAGACTGAGAATGATGGACAGTTACTTGTAGCAATGCTAGGACTAGAAGGTTATTTTGCTAGACAGACAGGCTTAGGTAGTACTGAAATCCGTGAGATTATGGATGATGAAAAACCTAATATGAAAGTAAGAGCTAAGTGATGCTATACAAAAGAGTTACATTGCTTGGTTTTATTCCTTGGTACGCAGTAGCTACACTGACTGAGGTGGAGGACTGCACAAGAACAATGCAGGTGATGGAAGCCTTTGATAGAAAGGTTGTCTTTAGAGATTTGAAAAAGAATCCTATCGGTAAGTCTAAATTTAAACAACAATTTATAGTAGAAGGAAAATCATAATGCAGTATCTACTTACAGAAGAAGAATATAACACCCTACATGGTGAAGGTGATGACGAGATGGATGCACTTGAAATTGAATTACTACACCTTAAAGCTGACATAAGACAATTCTTTTATGCAGTGAAAGATATGAACATAATGCTTGGACCAAAAGGCGAAAGACTAGATATAGGTATATTGCTTTCTGAGATACCTACAAATATACAGAAAGAATTAGCAAACGTATATCCTGCTTTTAAAAGTTAGATATATAACTCCTACTATTAGAGCGTCTAAGACCTTGAAAATGCTGTAAAGTAAATTCAAGTGTCTTATCTGCTTCCTTCTCTACATGAAATTCCAATACCCTGTCTTCATCATCAGCAAGAAACTCTATAGCAAAAGTAACAGCATTGGCGAATGAGTCAAGTCTATCATCATGCTTTAGACAATCCCTCTCCTTGGTAATATGTGATAGTTGATAAGAAAATGTATTCATTATTTTATCAGTTAACATATCATGCTCAAACACTTCTTTTGAAACCACTATACGATGTTGGTTCATCATTGGTTCCAGTGCCTCTATAATCCTTATTTCTTTCTGACCTGATACTTTCATACCCTCTACTTCAGTAAATGGACTGTGATTCAATATATGAGGTTCTAGGAGCTTTTTAAACATACCATCGCCAAAGTTGTCTTCAACTACTACAGTATGAAGGTTGTACTCTGCACACATCATAGCAATATTTATAAGGTTCTCATCTTCATATCCACCTTTTAACCCTATGATTTTCTTAACGAACATTCTTGTACCCAGTGTAAAGAGGATGGTAACACCAGTTTCATCTGCACCGTGACCAGCTGTATCTATTGACATTAGCTTCAAGTCGTACTCACCAGTCTCCTGAGATTCACTTCTTGGTTTATAAAGTTTGTCCTTATTAAAACCTCTATGTTTTTGGTACAGGATATTATCCGGCATTGAAGACCATGCTATTTTTAATGGAGCAATATCATCATCTACATCTGTTACAATAAAGTCACTAAGTTTTAGTGGGAACCTAAGTGCATCAGAGTCAGATACATCCAGCATGAATTGTAGTTTAAACTTAGACTTACCGATACGCATCTTCTTTGACTCTAGGAAGGCTTTGTCAAGTCTTTCATCTATTGGTTGACCTATCAGTGTAGGGTCTGCTTTAACACGCTCTAATATGTATGGTGCAATACTTCCCCAATACTTCTCATCGTTATCACTTAGCGGTGGATAAAATGCAGGAATGATAATAAGCTTAAACCCTTTATCTTCAATCCAATCCACATAAATAGAGTTAATCGAGTGTGGAGTACATAAAGTGATAGACTCATCGTGACCTGACATTAAGAGGTTTTGTGCTTCCATTGCATAAACATTAATAGCTTCAGTCTTAACCACTGACTCAACAGTTTGTGCAGTCTCAATATCATCATAGATAATAAGAGTTGCTCTAAACCCTGTTACCTGAGTGGCAGCACCAACGGCATAAACAGATGGTGAATCTGAAGCAGCACTACCGGCAACATCAAAACTTTCACCTGAAGTTCTTTCTAGGTTGTGCCTTGGTGTCATGTGTTTGGTTATAGGTAGCATCTTAATAAGTTTCTGTACGAATTGTGAGTAGTTAGAAGCTCTAGTTCTACCAGCTGACATTACAAGTATCTTTTGGTTAGGGTCGTTAAGCAATCTCCATACAACGTATATCTGAGACGTTAGGGATTTTGAAAGTCCACGTTGTGCCATAACCATACGGTGTGGATTATCACGGTCAGAGATATACCTAGCCATTTCATATTGTGCAAAAGTAGGACGTGGTAAATTTAAGTGTGCAAAAGTGTAGGTATAGAAGATTATAAAATCATCCTCTAATTGTGCATCAGGAAAATACTTATCGTCTTCATAGGTTCTACCCCAAGTATTCTCCGTGAAATATGATATACGTTCTAATGGTGCAACACTCACTTAATGTCTCCTTAATGCTGTTTATGATATTGTTGTAATTATAACATAAAGGTAACAGTGATGGGTATGGATATATCAGTAAGTAGAGAAGAAGGGTATCTTTTATGCAACTTTAGGAAAAACAATGAGATAGGTTTTATGCTTGAGGATGTTTATGAAATATATCATGGTGGTGATTCTGTTGAGATAACCAAAGATATGGCTACTGATATTTACAATGCTTCCATACGGCAATCACGTAAAGACCCCGAAGGTTATTCGGAGCAAGTAGGTTATGCAGAGTTAATACAATTCATAGTTAATGGTGGGTTAAAAGTATTCATAGACGTATCCTAATCTACTTGCTATCTCCTTTAGCTCTACGCTTCCTTGCTTGCTCTAACCTCTTCTTGGTGTCTTCCTCGATGGTTGACTTAGGCTTATCAGATACCACTTGGTTATTTCTCAGATAGTTAATTATAGGGGTAAGGTCACTAAGCTCTTCAGTATCCCCACCTTCCATTATTTCTATCATCTTGTTTCTCACTAGGTCATCAAGCTGTATGAGTTCTTCTTTCTTAGCCATGCTTATTCCAATCCACTAAATATATAATCCAAGTCAGTCATATTTTGACCAACAACAGCAGTGGTACTTGAAACAACATTACCTCTCATAAGTGAAGCTACTGAACCATAAGCAGCCGTAGCAGGCATCATAAAGATAGCTCTTGATATAGCATCCTCATCGGATAACTCCTTACCAAGTAATTCAGCTTTTGCCTGAATACCTATATATGCTCCACCAAATATCAATAGCTGATTTGCTAATTCTTCACTATCTCTAGTTTTCATACCAGCTACCAAATGATTTGAGTGAGACTGCAATGAGAATGACAACAGGGTTCCATATATTCTACCAACAGGACTTAGTAACCATAGTGGTGTACCACCCCTTGTTGTTTCTTGTATTTTATCCATAACCATTCTATCCATAACAGTTGCAAACTCATCAATTTCTCTAGTTGTCCACAATGCTGTATCATAACTTTTAAGTTCTCCTGCACCAACTAACTCAAGTCTATTCTTCATACTATCCAAAAACGGTTGAGTAATTCCATATCTCTTCATTCTTTGAGGACTCATCTTTATTTGTCCATGTGCTAACTTAGCAAGTCTTTCAGTAGCCATAACAGCGTTTACTTGTGCTAATTTATCGGTAAGCTTTATCATCCCTGAACCACGATATACGGCTGCCTTTGCATT